ACGTATACAACTCTTTTTCTGTCGTAGTCATTTGCAACGAAGTTAAATATAACACCTGTTGCTGTTACTGTTCCTATTGAAAATGTTCCTACAACACCTGTTACTGTAAAGCTGTTGCTAAGTGCTACTGTACCTATAGCACCTGTTGCTTGTACACCTGTTGCTATTCGTTCTAGTGGTTGGTCTTCTACCTCACCAACTTGACCTACACCTTCAACACCTGTAAGTGTTACATTGGCTGTACCTGTTGCTGTTACAGTAATTACATTAGATGCTTCATTTGTAATTGTAGTAGAACCATTTGTTCCATCAAAATGAAGTAGTGCTTCTGTACTTCCATCTAAAGAGTATGCTTCTGTTTCAGGTGTAAAACTTGCAGCAGAAAGACCTGTTGGTGTGGATGCTCTAAATTCGTCTATGTATCCTGTAAATTCTTCAGAGCCATTTTCTTTAGCTCCAATTACATAGGTATGAGCATTGTACCCTGCACCTGCTTGCTGACCTCTCTGATATCCATCTACAAATACTTCGGTAAAGGCAAACCTTCTTTGTAGTCGTATATGATGCCAAGTATTGTTACTTAATTGTCCACTAACTGACCTAGTTATAGAATTATCTTTTATTACTTGAAGATTACCACTACTAATACGTAAAGCAAAACCAGAGTTAGAGTTTTGTCCATCCCAAAGATGAGCAGTTTGACTTGTTAGCGTTGAAGAGTAAACCCAAAAATCTACAGCCCACTCTGAACTTGTTAACAGACTTGAAGTGTAACTTGTTGTTACAAAATCACCTGTTCCATCTAGTAGTAAACTAGCAGTGCCAAACTTCTTCTCTGCTGTAGAAAGCTGTGCATCACCATTTGCTGTAAAAGGTTTAAGAGGATTAAGCTGTCCTTCTACTCCTGTGATACCTGCAGCGGTATTAGGTGATACTGTTCCAATTTGACCTGTACCTTGAACACCTATAGCAAATGGTTCATCTACATTAGGACTTACTACACCTATAGAACCTGTCATAGGCGAACCTGTTACAGGAATACGGTTAACAGACCTAATAGTAAATGTACCAATAGTAAAAGTTGCAGATACACTGTCTACTTTTTCTGATACTATATGCTGTGGTTGAGTAAGACCTGTACCTGTAGTAGCTTCTACACCTGTAATACCAAAAGCAATGTTTGGTGAAACTGTACCAATTTGTCCAGTACCTGCTACACCTGTAAGGCTTACTGTATTAGCAAACTCAAGTGTACCTATAGAGCCTGTAAGAGCATTAGGACCATACAAAGGTTCTGTGATATCTACTTCAAATGCATTTATATGTAAGGTACGAGTAAGGGCAGTTGCACTTACACCTGTTACAGAAACAGTAGGAGATACAATACCGTAGCTTGCGGCTCCATATTGTCCAGTACCATAAAGGGCATCAGCAGTATCGTAGAACGACATGTTCTACTCCTTTAAGCTATGCGTACAATAGCGTTTGATGCGTCAGCAGTTGGGAACTCTATAGTTAAATCACCAGCAGTAGCAGATACTGTACCACCAAAGTCAATGACACAGATAGCAGAGTTACTGTTTGCAGTGTTATATATAATACAACCATCAGCAGATACAGTTACGTTACTGAATACTTCGTCAGTGAAGTCTACAGTAGCAGTCGTACCATCTACAGCAATAGTTGCACCGTCTAGTACTTGACCACCTGCAGTATAGTTTGTACCTGATGCTTCATCAGAGTTACCTGTTACGTCAGAATAATTAGTTGTAGCAGCACCATATGTACCTGTTGGTGATGCTTTAATAAGTGCTAGTTTAAGTGAATCAGTATCAAGGTCGTGTAATCCACCTAATAACTCTGACTTAAAACTTGTGCACATTGCAGTCGTGATAGCCATTTATAATCTCCTGTATAATATCACATGTTGTAAAGGGCAACCCTAAAGCTGCCCTTTATAAAAAATTTAAGCGAGTTGGTCTCTATCAACGTCAGTAGGCTTATCATCTAATCCATGACCTGCTAAATCAATAACAGTCGCATAGACTCTAAGTCTGCCTGTAGCTGGAGCAGCACCTGCAATCAAACAATCAATAGTGTCTGTAGTAGTGATAAATTGAGTGTAAGTTGAAGCTGCACTTCCTACAACAGTGTTAGTTTGACCATTAGTTCCTGCTGCACAAAAACCTGTAGAGGTTATATCTGCACCATCGATAATGTCATCACCACCACCAAAGTCCATGTCAAGAGTACAACTTGAAGTAAATGCTTTCATTACTTCTGCACCTGCGTTTAGGACTAAAGTATTTGCAGGGATTTCTAACACCTGAAAGATGTCTCCGTTTGCAAAAGTTCCACCTGCTGCTACTAACGCATCAATATCAAGGTAAGCCTCAATATTTCTCATTACGTTAGTATTCTTAGCTGATGGCATAGCCACAATAGAGTCGGAAGATACACCAGTGGTGTCTTTAGAAGTTAAATCATAAGTTGCCATTTATACCTCCCTTACGCTACGTTATATTTAGCAGTAACGATTGCTTCTGGACGAAGAATCTTTCTGCCATATAAATGCATACCTCTTACGATGTCTGCGAAAGAATCAGGGTCTCTATAAGACTCTGTCTTTGTTATCTGTGAAGCTGTTGCTACTGCTGAAGAATGACCAGCTACAATAACTCCATAGTTTGCGTTTTGGTTAGCAGAACCTGAAGTTCCTGGTCCTGTGCCAACAGCAGGTAGGTTATTTGACATATAGATATCAAAACCATGTAATGAACCTATTGACAATCCTTTTCTTAATCCTCCTGACTCACCGAAATCTGCATTGAGAAGTCTTGAATCTTCATCTTTTAAGATTTCAACGAAAGTTGGATGTAGAACTAACCATCTACCTTCTGTGTCTACAAACTGTGTATCTAGCAGTCTGCCCATCCTTGCAATAACTTGCAATGGTGTAGCAGTTGCTGTTGCTTGAGCTGTAGCACCTGGCATTCTTGGAGCTAATGGGATAGAGTGGTCACCAGCACTTGAAGTAGTAATGTTACCGAAGTCACCCTTCTTTAGCTTCATGCTTGTCAACAGTTCATCTGAACCTGCAGTTGAAATAGCTTTTGTACCATTTACAGTATCATTAGCTGTTCCTGCTACAGTGTTAAGAGATGATTGCTTGAAACCAGATAAGTAACCAAGAACTTCTTGGTCATGTTGGTCACGAAGTCTATATCCAGCTCTGTCTGAAGCCATTGACTCAAAGTTAACGTGACTATGAGCTTCCTCAATGTCGTCAACTTTAAAAGCAAAGTAGTTTGCCTTATCTACGATAAGAGAAAAATCCTCATCGTCTAGGTCTTGTGGTTGAATGTTAACACCACGGGCGTATTCTTTTACAGTGATTTCTGGTTCTTTGATAATTTTTACAGTATCACCATAATTCGCAATCTCTCCAAAGTAGTCACTATTTGTGATTGATTCTACAACAGAGGTTTTACGAAAAGCTTGCTGAACCTTTTGGGAGTAAATAATGGGACTAAAATTGCCATTAGGTAAATTCCCGTATCCAGCCGCAGTTTGGAAAGCCATGTTATCCTCCTTGGCTAATATTAAAATACGAGTGCATACACAATCAAAAGGCTAGTAACTGTTAGGTGTCCGTAGTGGGGCTAACTTAAACTAGGTAGTTTTTCTTAGTATAAATCGTGAAAATGTGTTAAGCAAGGTAGTCATCAAAAAGATGGGCTGCTATTTATACATTTTATAACACATAAATTTTAAAAAGTAAAGAAAAATATTAACCACGTCTGGTCATATCATAAATAAAATTACCAGAAGCTATTGCTTCTTTTATTTTTTCTTCATTCTTTTCAAACTCATGTGGTTTCATCTTTGCTACATCAGACTCTTTTATTTGATTTGCTTGTCCTGATTTAGTAGCAGAAGGTGTGTTTGAGCTACCTCTAGTTACAGCTTTTGCAGCTTCCTTAGAAGCATCTGGTTTCTTTTTAGTGGGAGTATCTGTTATTCCCATATCTATTTTATATAAGTCAATAGCTCTTGCTGCAGATTTAGAATCACTTTCATTTTCATATAAAGCTTGTTGAACCCATCTAGGTTGTAGCTCTACCCAATCATGAAAATCTTGGTCGTTTCTAATTGTATCAAAATCAGGATGTATTCTCATGAGTTCTGCTTCTGCCATAGCACGAGTAGATTGTGCTTCTCTTTCTGCTATTAACTTCATTCTTTCCTCTAGTGAAGAATCTAACTCTTTTGCTTTCTTAGTAGCAATACTTTCTACAATCTTAGCAACGTCAGGATATTCCTGAGACCACTGTGCAATCTCTTCATCTGACTTTGGTAATTTTATTTCTTGAGATGCAGTTTGTGTTAATTGTTGCCTTAAGTTAAATATCTCATCTTGGTATGACTTTTCTTTTTCTTGTACGTGTCTACGCAAATCGCCATATCTTTTCTTAAATGTTTTTTCTTCAGGTGTTAAAGATTCTGTTTCAGCAATATCTTCTTCTTCAGCTTTAACTTTGCCAAGAGCTTCGTCTCTTTCTCTTAAATTTTTTTCTAACTCTAACTCTTCTCTATTATCGTTACGTTTATATCTTATTGGGGTTTTAACTATTTTTTGTTCTATAGCTATATCAGCCATATTATTTCTCCTAGGGTTATCGTAGCCATTATTGGGGGATAAGTAGCTAGTGTATTAATTCATAAATTATTTTTTATGAACTGCCAATCCTACTAAGTAAACTATAGGATGGATTATTTTACAAAAGATATTGCCGACCATACTGTCTTTAGCTTTACCCTTTGTTAAAACATGTCTAAGGTGTTTTGTTCGTTCTTCGGCAAGGTAAGCACCTAAGTTTGTTAGTGCCCTATTAACCTTCATACCACGAACAAAAGGTTTGAATAATGAATGATACCCTATTTCATGTATAGGTGTCAAGTATTTTTTCTGATAAATGTGCCATGTCTTCATAGCTTGTGCCCAGTCATCAAGTTGAGTTTGTCTATACATCTCTGTACAAACTATTTTACTGCTACTACTTTCAGATGCTTGGGCATCATCAGCATAACTTGTTCCAGGGCTTGTACCTGCAGTTGCTGAAGCACCAGGTGTATCTATGCCTCCTGCTTTATCTGCTTCTCCTCTTCCATAGGCTTCAGGATTAGTTTGGTCAGGACCTGCTTTACCAGCATCAGGGTCATTTATAGGATTACCATTTCTGTCCGTAACATTTGTGGTTGTTCCATTTGAAAAAGTAAATGTGCCGTTAGAGTTTATACTGTATTTACTGCCGTTATCTGTTCTTCCTGTGCCGACACTACCACCATTTGAATTAACAGCATCCTTCCCTCTATCAGAAAAGTTGTTATCTACTTCTCTTTGTCCAGGGTTCTTACCACTTCCAAACGTCTCATCAACATCAAAGCCTCTTTCTAGCTCTGCTTGTTCAGCTATACTTCTGTTATCATAAGAGCGACCTAAGCTTTGCTGAGATATTCTATCCATTTGTATATCTTGAGCTACATGAGTAGCTGCTAACCTTGCTTCAGGTGTAATCGCATTTTGAGCTATTGTATTTAAAGCATTTAAATTTGCATTATAACTTTGTGTAGTACCAGGCTTAGTTCCTGTAGGACCCATTCCTGCCGCAAATTGTGTAGAGTATTTATCATATGCATCTTGATAACTTTGTTTACCCATTACATCTCCAGCCGAAGAAAACTGTCCAAATTCCTGTCTGCCTCCAAAAGGTGTAGTTATTTCAGGAGCTATATTGCTTGCTGTTGTACCTTTTTCTGCTAAACTTTGTTGTGCTATATCTGTTACATTTGTAACTTGAGGAGCAGCCAAACCTTTAGTATTTATATTTTGTTGTGCGGTAGATAACACATTTGAATAATCAATAGGTTGAGTTGTAGGTTTTTCAGTAGCATATGCTTGCATAACATCTTTACTAGGTCTACCCATTGGCATATCTTGAGAACGCATACCTACTTCACCTCTATAGGAATTTAGTGCAGCAGTAGCAGCTTTTCCTGCCTCTATATTTGCTTTATTATCATCTAAAAATCCAAAAGCATTCGCAACTGGAGCAAAAGCCGCTACTCCTAATGCTTTTTGCCCAGTGACTTGTGTGTTTATTAATCCCGTTAGCTCTGGATTTGGAGCAAAATAATTAGCTTTTCCTGTAGCTAATGCTTCTTTTACATCTGCTATTCCTATTATATTTCCACTAAAGTCATATTGAATAGCATAATCTTTACCACCAATACTAGTTCTAGCACCTCCCAATCCTGCAGCTATTTCAGGGTCTCCCCCTCCTCCGTCACCACTATCTTGTTGAACAACTCTAGTTGGTGCAACTGGAGCATCGTCTGCAGGAGGAGGTGTAGTATCATCTCCTGGCTTGTATGTTTGGTTATCAGTATACGAACCTACATTACCAGCACCTACAACAACATTAGGATTAGTTGTAGGACCGAGATTAAGAGAAGCAGGTGTAACTACTTCAGTAGAAACTGGTGCAGCGATACCTTTGTTAATACTAGGTTGTAATTTATCATCTATGCCATCTTTATTTATGTCTATAAAACCCGCTGGACGTACAAATTTAGCTGAAGCAGCTTCAGGAGCTTTTGCTGTACCGTATTGCCCTAGTGCAGGATTGTAAATTGCTTGTTGTTTTTGTATGCCTCCTAAAGTTGCTACATTAGGTTGTGCATTCATAATAGTCATACCTGCGGCTGCAGTTTTTATATCATTATCAATGTATTCTACTTGTCCAGCATCTTCCATTTCGCCAAGACCTTTAAGGGCAGCTCTTCTTAATCCTTCGTACATACCAAGACCATGGTATCTAACCACGTTAGCGGGAACAACTAATTCACCTTCACTAAGTAGCACATGTTGATTATCTTTAACCTCATCCCCTGTAGCACCTGGAGGAGGGTCAGAGGGAGTACCCATTGATGCTTCTTCATATTCTGGTTTGTCTGGACTACCCATATCAATTACTACAGCTAACCCTTTACCTTTTTTGGTAACCTTGTCACCACTCTCAATAGACTTACCTTTAGCCGCCATTATAGGAGTTGGACTAAGTAACTGTTCTTCTTCTACTTTCTTAGCAGGTACTTGTGGAGCAGCTAAAGCTGTAGTCATAGGAGCAGACATCTCTGTTGGCATAGGAGCAGTAGGACTAGCTATTCCGACACTTGTTTTATCTTGTTTTAATTTCTTAGCTACAAGCTTCATAACTTCATCTCTAGGGTCAACGACTTTAGGAGCAGCACCTCTCTTAGGCATCTTCTCTACTTTTGTTTTTTTGTTGCCTACGGGTGGACTGGTCTTTTGTGTCATTGGGGATGTACCTAATCCTGCTGGTTCTTGTAATGCCATGAGTGCTCCTCCTGTGTTCATGCCTCTAGCTCTGCCTATTTGCTGACTTATTTGTTTTGATTTAGCATTGGCTTTTTTAGCTGTTTCTTTACCTGGGGGTCCTTTTATTAAAATATAATCATTTTTCTCTAGGGCTTCATCAATATCTGCATCGCGTAGCTTGCCATCTTTACCCATACGTAAAGTTGGAAATAAAACTTCTCCTCCTAGCTCCGTACTGTATTCACTAGCAGTCTGTACAGTAGCTTGTCCTCTCGTTGGAGTATTTTTATTCATAGCCCTTGAAAGCCAAGCTGGTCTATTATCAATTTCCATTATTTTTCAGCTCTTGATATAACTTCATCACGAAGAGTTTTAAGTCTTCGTATTTCTTGGATTGCTCCCTGTGCTTTATTAATTTTATATATATCTTCATGTTGTTCTAATAGCTTGTGTAACTCAGCTACTCTATATTCCATGTATACTTCTAATATATCTGTATTCTTCTTTACATTAACCAGAGGTAGTAGTTGTTTTGCTACTTCTTTTATCACTGTCTACCTCCTAGTAATTGTTGTAGTTGGTCCATAGCAGCAGGGTCTTGTTGTTGTGGTCCTGGTGAAGGATTCTGAGGTGCACTAAATCCTTGCTCTCCTGGAACTGGAGCTTGCCCCACCCCTATGTTACCCCCACCTCCACCTGAAGGGTCAGCAGGATTAATTCCCTGTGCTTGCCCCTGTTCGGTAGGTAAACCACCAGCAGCTTTTAGTATCTCTGCTTGTTTAAATGCTTCTCTTTCGTCATTGATAAGTTTCTCTGCATCTAAATCCATAGCCGCACCTAGTTCTCTTAAGATAACTGGTAT